AGGATTTTCTATCATACCAGGCGGAACGCAAAGATTCCACCTTCACTTCTTAAAGCCAGCAGAAAACGACAACATAGAAGCTTATGTAGAGATTAGGCTGACAGATAGCGCAGGAACGCCTCTTGGTGCGACTATATCAAGCAACAAAGCATATGTTGGCTGGGTAGATTCTATAAATACTGTAGAAACTTTGGTCGATATAACTTTGCCAACAACTGCCATAGACCCTACAAACAAAATGTCTGTCTTTATTAGGCTTGACAACAACGATTCATCGGCTCATGCGGTGCAATGGCATACAGAAGGCTCAAATGACTACTCTTACGTAATAACCTCGGTTAGCGCGGCAAGCGGAACAAGCGGAACTTCAGGAACAAGCGGGCCAGCAGGAGCAACAGGCTCAACAGGAGCAGCAGGCACAAGCGGAACTTCTGGAACGAGCGGAGTAAATGGTGGCTTGACTATAACGCAAATCACTGGCGTAGTCTTGACAGGAGCGTCTTGGTCGCTAGTTAGCGGATTCTACGAATATAATCTTTCCAATGCAAACATAACCGTAGGAAGCGTCGTAGATATAATCCCTGACAACGCTTCTATATCTATCGTAAATGCTGCGGCTATATTGCCTAGAACAGATAGCGCGACGGCTTCTGTCAAGCTTTATTCGACAAATCTTCCGACAGGAAACATAACAACAACTATAAATATACTGAAATAATATGGTAGGAACTTTTAGGCTGCCTTCGGGCACAACAACAGCACCACCGGCAGGGCCAACAGCAACGCCGTGGGTTAGGCCAGCAGACTGGCTAGCAATGCCAACACCTGGCGCGCAAGAGGTTATAGGATTATTGGCTATATACGAAGATGCAAACTATATCGCAGTTCAATGCCAAGGGCCATATACGGTAGACTGGGGCGATGGAACGGTTACAAACTATAATATAAACGTCAATGCGTCAAAAACATATGACTTTTCTTCTATACCTGCAGGAACAACAACAAGCGAAGGCTTTAGACAAGTTATTGTAAGGATTACGCCACAAGCTGGCCAAAACTTAACTTCTGTTGCTTTTGCGGTTCAGAACACCACATACGCAAAAAATGGATATAGCACAGGCTGGCTAGATATAGAGGTTAAAATGCCAAATGGCACGCCTTTTTTTAATGGACATACAAACATTGTTAGATACCATAGATTACAAAGGCTTGTTATTACAGATATAGCGCTAGGTTCGCTGATGGGGAACTTATGCAACTCTATGCTAGCTTTGCGAAGCTTTTCGATAGGCCCGACAAAAACGGCCACGACCACAAACTTTGTCTCTATGTTTGGAAACTGCTTGTCGATAGAAGAGGTGCCTTTGTTCGACACAAGCTCAGGAACTGGCTTTAACAGCATGTTTTCTGGGTGCACAAATCTTAGAGTAGTGCCGCAATATAACTTCCAAAATGCTACAAGCTTTGATTCGACCTTCTATTTATGCAGGTCGCTGACGACAGTGCCTTTATTTAATATAGGCAATGCGACAAAAGTTATGTCAAACATGTTCAACGAATGCACTTCTTTAACAAGCATACCGTTGATAAATACGACCGGAACTACAAATATGGCGAACATGTTCACCGCATGCAGGTCTTTAACGACTATACCATTATTAAATCTGAGCAGCTGCACAAACACGAACTCTATGTTCAGCACATGCCAGTCGCTTTCTTCTATACCATTGCTAGATACAAGCAAAGTGGTAAATATGAGCAACATGTTTGTTACATGCCAGGCATTAAGAACTATTCCGCTCTTAGACACAAGCAAAAACCTTACTTTTAACTCTTTTTTTAGCACATGCACCGCGCTTGAAACCATACCTTTAATAAACACAGAGCTTGGAACTGACTTTAATTCTATGTTCACTGGATGCCCTGCTTTGCAAGAAGTTCCATTGCTAAATACTGGCTCGGCCTCGACTTTTAACGCTATGTTCAATGGGTGCAACTCGCTACAAGCCGTTCCAGCATTCAACACGGCAAAAGTGGCCACTTTCAACAACGCATTTAATAACTGCCTGGGATTAAGAGAACTGCCGGCGCTAAATATGTCAGCAGGGACTTCATTCACTACTTTTATTGGTGGAAATGTCTCCATTGGAAAAAGTACGGCTTTTGGCGCTAGATTCGCTCATTCATATACAAACATGGCGCTAGTTCAGGCAGAGATAGTAAATATATTCACAAATCTTGGCACCGCGTCTGGCGCGCAAGCAATAACAGTTTCGTCAAATCCAGGATATGCTGGCCTTACAACAGGAGAAAGAGCTATAGCGACTGGAAAAGGCTGGACTATCGCATAAAATAAATAAAATAAAAATATATATTATGACTATAGAGACAGTAGAAGGATTTTATATTCACATAACAGCAGACCCTTTCAAGGAGCTCGTATGGCCCGGAGGAAATGGCGAGGGCGAAGACATACGAACAAAAGAGATATATGTTCCGCTAAATGGAGACTACTCGCAATGGCTTGAGCTAGACGAGTGGATAGAGCTTACAGGAATGGAAGAATAAAAAATAAATAAAAGATATGCCAGTTAGAGAATGCCAAATAAATAACATGCCAGGATATAAATGGGGCCAAGAAGGCAAATGCTATACAGGCAAAGACGCCAAAAAGAAAGCATATGCACAAGGCATAGCCATAGGATTTGGCCTAGCCATAACAAAAGTCTCTTTCGACTATGACGAGACTCTTACGACTGCTAAAATGATGAAAAAAGCAAAAGAGCTTATAGCCACTGGCATAAACGTCTATATTATATCGGCAAGGCATAGAGCAGTGCCTATGTTTTCAAGAGCAGACGAGCTAGGCATACCAAAAGGCAGAATATACGCTACTGGCTCGAACAAAGCAAAAGTAGAAAAGATTTTAGAGCTAGACATAGACGTTCATTACGACAATAACCCTGACATTATAGAAGCGCTAAAAGGAACAAACACAAGAGGAGTCTTGATATAAAATAAATAATAAAATGAAAACTTTCATATCTGGAATACTCCTATCGATAGCGACTTTTTTAACCCCAATTTTAGGCTTCATGACCTTGATAGGATTCCTAGTCTTTTCCGACACGGCCTTCGCTATGTATGTAGCTTATGTAGACAAGAACGGAAAGAAGATGGAAAATCTTACAAGCAACAAGTTCTTTAACATAGCTCCAAAGCTTTTCTTTTATTTAGGCTCTATAATAATGGCTTATGGATGCGACTATCTTTTTTTAGGTGGTGGCGCTTTTCTTGGCGTAACCTTGTTCGGAACTAAAATGATTACAGGAGCATTCATTGCTAACGAGATTAAAAGCATAAACGAGACTTATATTAAGCGTTTTAATAAAAGCATATATGATACACTAAAAGAATACTATGATGTCTTAAAAGAGCTTAAAAAAGACATAGCAGAACTTTTAGATGGAGAAGACAAAAAATAATATATAAAAGATGAAAGAACAAATGCCACCAGAGATTACCAACTTATTAGACGAGGCTGCCAAAAAATACAGCGAATCGAAAGCAACAAACGATGCGGGACGATTTTTAAGATTTTTAGCAAAGTTCATCACCCCAAGCACCATCATCAAGCTATTCGCTCACAAAATGACAAACAAATAATGATAACTACTGAAAAACTCTTAAACAGATATGGCGTTCCAGGCGAAAACGCCAAGTTCTTAATGACCATCGAACTTCCTTACCCAATGAGATTGGCATGGGACAAAAAAACGACTATAACAAAGATGACATGCCATAGGCTAGTCGCCGACAACTTTCTTCGTGTCTTCAAAGAACTGCTTAAAGAATATGGCCTACCAAAGATACAAGAGTTGGGGATAGACCTATTTGGGGGCTGCTATAACTTTAGAAAGATGCGTGGCGGAACAGAACTATCGAGACACTCGTGGGGAGTTGCCATAGATTTAGACCCTGAAAGAAACTTATTGCACGAAAAATCAAACACGGCTCGTTTTGCGAGGCCCGAATACAAAAAGATGATAGACATATTCTACAAAAACGGCTTTATCAGCCTTGGTAGGGAGAAAAACTACGACTTTATGCACTTTGAAATCGCAGAGTAAAAAACTTGACAAACGAGAAGAAATGGAAAACTTTAGATACCTGAACAAAATTTCGCTGAAAGATATAGATATGGAAGAAATAGAGCATCTGCTTAAAAGATGGGAGTTTAAGGTCATGCTCCATCACGAGGAGCTTACCAGAGACATAGATATCATGCTGGAAAATATGCTGGACTATTTTGTCAGCGAAGAGAAATACGAATACGCATGCATTGTAAGGGACGAAATAAAGTCAAGAGAACTAGAACCTAGAAAAGTAAAAACCGCTCCTTAAAAGGGCGGTTTTTTATATTATTTATCGTTGGAGTCCCGAGTGGTCAAATAGCCGTTTAAGAATATTCCATTCTTGTTTCTCCAAGTTTTCTGGCTGTTTGTCATCTACCCAGCATTCCATAAAGTACTCTATTAGGCCTGGCTCTACTTTCACAAATCCTAGCAGCCTTAAAAAATCTACAAGCTTACGCATTATTTATTATTTTTTTTTAGAAGGTCTTCAAGCCTTTTGTTTCGCCTCACCATAGTCCGCCACTTATGATAGCTTACTACTGATATAGTATGTATAGTTTCGTATACTGCAATGCATTGGCTTGCTTCTTCCGACGTTGCTGTTCTTAAATACTTTTTAAGCGCTTTTGACATGCCGTCGGTTTTGTATGAAAACTTTTTGACTAGGAAAGTCCATTGGTCGTTTTTCGGAGTTTCTATATTCATTATTTCTATAGACTCATCTTTTATTGCGAGCTCGTCTTTAATAAACTCGGTGGCATGCTTAAAGTATGCATCGTATAGGTCTATTTCTTCATTGTCAAATGAGTTAAAATCCATTATAGGCTTTTATTTTTTAGACGTTTAGACTGAACTTTGTAGGATAAAAGTCCGGGTCTAGCGTTTTGTCGCTTGCAAGTTTTAGCAAGTTTTGCGTTGGCTCTATGTTGTTTTCGTAGATATGAGCGTTGCCAATGAAAAAAGTAATGTTTTTTAGAGGAACGTCTATTCTTTTTGATATAAGAAGAGCTTGATATATGTCGGAAGGCAAGCCAAGGTTTGCGTCAGCGCTTCTTTGATATACAGTTAAATATAATCCGTTGTCGTGGATTTGGAACTGCATGAGGCTTAGGCAAGGAAGCTGGTTTGTCGGAGCGTCCGTGTCGCCAATAAACAAGACATAGTTTTTAGAGCTTCTTTTTTCGTCGTTGATTTTTTCGATAAGAGCCGGTAGCTTTTGGAAATATGTCGGATAGCTGTTCACCAGATTTGGCGCGCAATAGTTCCACCACTCAATGCCTACAGCATTATATTTTTCTACGTTTGTTTCGCCGGCCATATAGAGCAAAAGCTCCTGGCCTAGTTTGACTTTTGCTACTTTATGAGTTTGGAAAAGCTCAGCAAGCTCAAGCTGGTTAAAGCTAAGCCGAGCGTTCATTAAAAACTTTATAGAGCCTTTTTTGTTTTCTTGGGCATGGCCCTCATTTAAGATTTTTTCAAGGAGTCTGTAGTACTTCATTATAGGTCTAGTATATTTTTTTTAGCAGCCACCGCTGTTTTTAATGCGCTTATATGTCCGATATAGGTCGCGCTCTTTTTGCCGTTCAAGTAGTTTTTGTTGCCTCTTGAAAAAATTTCAGGATTTTCTATTACAGCACCGATTTCTAGATTTTTATATGTTTGATTTGTATAGCTTGACACGTCTAATATATATAGAGTATGCTTGTCTATATCGCGAAAAGTATGCCTTGTATAAAATCCTGTTCCTTTTAGCGACGGCGTCAAAGCTCCTTTTGCTACAAGCTGAACTCTGAATGGCTTTGCGACTTTTGGCTCAACAGATTTTATTGCGCTTTCCATTGCTTTCAATATATTGCTAAAGTCGTTGCCGTCTTGCGTTTCTTTTATTTCTTTTGCTTTCGGCGTTGCTTTGGCTCGCGGCGCTTTTGCTTTTGCCTTAGGCTCGGTCGCCCAGTATAGGTCGATTAAGAATACAATGATTTCTTCCCTTGTCATTCTTTTTCTTTCGCTGAACATGATTTCGTCTAGCTTTTGATAAATGTCGTGTTTTTCCATGGTTTTGTTTTTTTTTTAGTTTTTAGTTTTTGTTTATGTATGAGTCTGCTAGATAAGCTATTATTTCGCTATAGCTCATTTTCTTTCCTATTTTTAGCATAGCCTGCTCTAGCAAAGGCTTTATGCTTTTTTCTACGCTGAGTGTTGTATACTTAGATACTAAATGGCCCATAGGTTCTGGCGTGAACGGTTGTAGTTTTTTGTCTGTCATGTTGTTTGTTTGTTTTTTATATTATATTATATATATTAAATATGTTTCACCCCTTTTGCTGTTTTTAACATTTATTTTCATTTTTTTTTTAACAAACCCAAAATTTTTAGATATAATATGCTGTTCCGACCTTAGGACCGGATAGTTATTGGCCGATATGGCAGACTATATTTAAGCCACCGAAATCGCTACTCGGTGGCTTATTCATTGTACAAAAAGAGACGAGCCAAACTCTCGTTGACTCGCCTCAAAAAAAAACACATATATTATGTCAAATATACGATATATATATTATATTCCTCTCCGTCCCTTTTGTTCTTTTTTATAGAAACGATACTTGAAAATCTATATCGCTATATTTGCCCTCGCAATATGCCAGAACATCGTAAACATCTTTATCTTTGACTATCAGGCAGTCATGGACTGGCAGCGCAAAATCTACTGGTATATTGACGAGAAGGTCGTCTATCCATATTTCAGCCTCGATGCGTTGTAAATACGAAGATGCATCTTTATAGTACTTTGATTTTAGCCCTTTGATAAAGGACGATGCACCTGGAAATAGAATATGGATTTTGTAGTTCGGAACATAGCCAGATGAGTTTAGCCAAAACATGAAAAGGTCCTTCGCCTGCGCCCTGTCGGCTAGGCCTAGCTCTTTGACCAGATAGTTGTAAAAGTCTATATCAAACGCTCTTTCGTAGTTCGCGTCCACAATGCCCTGCGCTTTTATTATATTAAGAAGCAATTTCGGTTGGCTACACTTGGCATCTATCAGGGCAAACCCTGCTCCTTTTAAATCCTCTTTATATGTGGCAATTGCTGGATGATGAACTCTTCGTCCAAATGTGTCACGGGATATGGTTCCTTTATAGCCAAGTTTGTTTATTGAGGACTCTACAATAGAATACCATTTAAGCTTTCTTTTATTCTCAAAATCTATTTCCACTATTCGGCCTTTCGATATATCTATCAGGAACTTATATTTTATGCATACTCCTTTATTGACATTATAATAACGCTTTTCAACTGAGTCAAATATGTCTTTCGGATGTTGCATAGACCTCGTATAGGGCTTTAGTATGCCGGCGTCTTTAAGAGCCTTTATTGTCCGTATATATCTTTTGTTGATTGCCTCCAAATACTCTGATGGACATGGAAAGTAGCCATGCATGTTTTTTCTGTGGTTCATGCGAACTAGACCTGCGTATATTTTATATCCGCTTACTTGGGCAGTTTTGTTTCCGGTCTTAGATATGCAGTCTATAACTTCTTCTGGGATTACGATTTTCATAATATGTGTTTTTTTTTATATTATATATATTAAATAAGGTTTCTTCCTTTCGCTCTTTTTTAGTATAGTTCCTCATTTATTTTCATCAAAAGTGAGGGGCAATAGAATGATATAGTATATATTATATACACATACACAGATAACTTTCTCTATCTTAAAATCTTAAAAGTGAGGGACAATAGAATGATAGTAGATATATATATATATATACCACTCAACCACCACAATCTTAATCACCAATCGTCGCGCGAGCCCTAGCGGAGCAGCGTTTCGGGAATATATAGAACATACAAAATATATAAAATATAATAATATGTTTAAAATCAAATGCGCTGGAATATATAAGATTGAAAATATAAAAACCGGCTACTACTATATAGGACTATCAGTCGACATCTTTGCCAGATGGGGTAGCCACTATACCGGCATAAAATCAAAAACACACTCATCAACCGCACTTAGTGAGCACTGGTCTCAAACGGACGCCCAGGATTGGTCGTTTTCTATATTAGAGCATATAAGCCTATCTGAATATAAACGACTCAGCCAGCTCAAAGGAAAGGCACTAGAAAACAGTTTTAGAAAACATCTTATCAAAAAAGAAAGAGAATGGATGAAAATGCACTCCGTAAACTTGGCTCTCAACAAAGATAATAAATACTTTTCTTAAAGAGGAAAAGGATTTTAATATATAAATAAAAAAAATAAATAAATACAATATGACGAATTTAATGCTAGGTGACAATATAGAAAGCCTTAAAAAACTGGAAGCAAATAGTATAGACTCAGTAGTTACTGACCCGCCGTACGGCCTTTCGTTTATGAACAAAAAATGGGACCACCAAGTCCCGTCAGTAGATTTCTGGAAAGAGGTATATAGAGTTTTAAAGCCAGGAGGACATGTACTATCTTTTGGCGGCACGAGAACATACCATAGAATGACCGTAAATATAGAAGATGCTGGTTTTGAGATTAGAGACCAGATTATGTGGCTTTATGGTTCCGGATTTCCGAAATCCCATAATATAGGCAAGACCGTTGATAAAATGAGAGG